TCAGCGTTTCCACTAATCCATGCATTGTGGTCGGCAAATACATTGGCAACCGATTGGCGTGCGCCCTTAAACTTTTCATCATTCAGGGCGAACATGGCTTGCTTTTGCTCCGCCGCCATTCTCGCCTTTGCCTCCTCAGTCTGAAGTGCAAGCTTCTGCCCTTCTACCTGTGCCGCTAGTACATTCTTTTGCCTCTGACCTTCTAATGCAAATTGTGCATCTCTTTGCCGTTGCGCATTAATTGCATTATACACCCGATCCTTATTTGCCTCGATATGTCTATACTTATCAAACTCACGGGTCTGCACGGGTTGACCATCCATCCTCTGCCCAATAGCAGGTGTATTCATGGTGGCTTGTTGAAGCTGTAACCCCTGTTGTTGAGGGTTAAATGCTTGCACAGTTGGTTGTGCAGATTGTCGAGCGGCTAATAATGGGTTCATGACCAAATATCTCTTATCTCCCTTATGCCATTTAATACATCAGGTGCCGCCCTTGCATAATCCGTCCAGTTCATACTAGGTGTTGGCGATGGTGCAGGTGAGAACATTGTTGTGGGTGCTGATAATTGACCCGAGGATGTATAAGGTGATGTGTTACGAATAAGTGGTCCCATTGGTGCAAGTGCCGCTTCTAGCTGTGTGGCTGGAAGTTGAGCGTACTGCATGCCAAGTGCTGGAATCATTCCCGTATTGCCGAGTCTCATATTTGTAATGGAGCTCATAAGGTTACGCTCATCATCAAGTATGGATTGATCTATTCCAAGGTTTGCACCCATTGCGGATAGCATCTGGTCACCATAATCAAGACCACGCAATCTATTCTGAAGGTCAGCTTGAGCACCCATTACCTCTCCGGATCCCGGGTCAAGCTCTGACAATGTACTAAATCTATCTGCTCCTATTTCTGCACCCAAGCGATCTGCATCGGTGTCTAAAATGTTTTCCATTCTGCCCGCGTAGTCGTACCCAAAGTTTCCATCAAGCACGCCCTCCAATTTTCTTGCCATTCCAACATCAGCACTGCCCCTTCTCTCGGCATCACGGATCATGGCATCAGCAAGTAAATCACCACGCTGTTGCCCAAGTTGTGACCGAATCATAGCGTTCGCCATATTTTGACCCGTGCCTGTTCCTTGCCCCACACCTGCAGACCTTATGCCTCGCTGACTAGCATTTGCTGAGTTCTCAATATTTGCACCAGCGGCTAAGGCTTTTGCTCTTTCTGCCTGTTGGATTCGATCCGCGGCTCCGTATTGAGCGTCTCTTGTGTCACTAAATCGACCTTCAAGCTCTCTATTTAATCCGATTCCTGCATCTCTTGTGTCAGCAAACCTACCCTGCAGTTCTGAGTTCTGGTCACGCTTGATTTGCTCAAGGCGAGATAACTCATCAAATGCGGAGTTTGTCAGCCCAGTTTGTAAAGCCTTTGAATCCCTTAATGCATTAGCATAGTTTGACCCTTCGGTTAATACATCATCAACTAGACCTTGGTTGGACATAGCAGTGAGCATATTAAGATCCTGCTGGTCACCCGCTAGTTCATTAAATCCATCTTGGAATTGGCGATACCTATTTTCTAAACCACCGGGACCGCGATCATAAATTGAACCAAGCTCGGACATTGCATCCAAGCTCATTCCCTTCATGCGATCCAATACGGGTTGGAAGTCATACATTCTTTGATCCGCAGACCCTAAGTAATCATTCGCATATTTCCCTGTGTTGTTAATGGTGTCATTAATAGTGTCCCCACTCTCCCGTAACCATTTGGGGAATGGATCCATGTCCTGCCCGCCCAAGGAGAAACCATCTTCATATGCATCATCTCCAGGCGAAGCCAGTAGGGTTTGCATGCGTTCTGTATCTGAGGGATCAAGCAAGCCTGTCTTTCCTCGACTAACAAGGTTAGTCATTAATCCCCGTTGGTTTGCTAAATCGTCTGTGCTCAAATTTGCTGCTCTATCTTTTGCGGCGTTCGCACGGTATTCAGCTCTTGCTTTATTTATATCCTCTCGCTGTTTCTGTCTACCACTTGTATCGCCTGAGTTGTTCTCTATTACCTTGTCCCCAATCGTCCATGCCAATGCACCAGGTAGCCCTCCCCCTGCTACGCCTACAATCGTACTTGCAAGGTCGTCCCATGTTGCATCACTAATTCCAAAAGTTTTAGAAGAATCTATCCCCAACCAGTCGTCCTTGACTGTATTTAATGCACCACCGAGGAATGTTTTATTCTTCATTCCAAGGAATTTATTGTCATCAATCCCTAGGACGTCATCTACGATCTTCTTCTTGAACCATTTGAAGATTCCATAAGAAGGCACATCAGGGTTTTGTTGCTCACCCGATCCCGGTATAATTACCTCACCCGAGCCACCAATCGACTTAAGGATATCCTCCTCAAGTGGATTAATGTAAGCAATTCTTTCCTTGCCGAACTTCCCGTCTACCGGGGCACGCTCATTGAGTAATTTAGCAGCTTTTTGATACTTATCCATGACGGGGTAGTCCCGTCATTCTAGGCGGACGGAGGCTGGGGAAACTCGCTAGGATTCTCGGAAGAAGGTAAGTCCCTTAATGCCTGACGATATGTAGCCCATTCTACTTTCTTGGCATCACTCAATGGTGCATCTAAAGTTTGGGTCCAATCCGAATTTTTCAGCAACTTAATCCTTAACATTCTACTCTCGTTGATAACAGGAGTAGGTAAATCAGCATCAAACAAGGAGTCTGGATCAAGTGTTGGTGTAGGAATTATATCACTCATGTTAAGTTAGTTTATAGAATGCTCTAGTTGGTTGATAAAGGCTTTGCTCAAGGGAAGCCCACCCGCGAAATGTTTGGGTACCTCCGTTGGTTGGGCCCGTTTTATAGTTCCCATTGGAGTCAGTTGTATCCGTAAGCCCTGGTATATTGTCCATGAGTCTACCATCTATTTGTACGAGCTCCACATGATTTGCTACCCATTGCTCGTAGTTAGTTTGGTCTGCTCCTGCAGTTGCATTAAATGAGGCTTCTAATCCCAATATATTAACTCCTTCAGTGTTCTGAATAGTATGACCAGGACAAGTGGTATATCTTTCCTGAAAAGCGGACCTAGCTAGATCACTCTGACTGGATAATCCTAATGTACACCCAGATTGCTGAAACCTTACCCCGGGAGTTTTCTTGGTGCCATTTGCATAGTCTGTTGGAAGTGTATGGCTTGTGTGCTTAACAAAAGGTCCAAAGTTATTTCCAGTTGTGGTAGATGAATCTGCGTTATTCCAGTATGTTCCCATCCACGACCCGGTATTGATATGAACAGTTGAATCCCTGTAGAACTTTGCAAGTTGGAAATTACCACTATACACAATTCTTGGGTAGTCGGGATCTCCATTAAATCCTGACCCAACAGCACCACCTGAAAGGTTGCCTAGTCCAGAATTATAACCAGCATAGTTGCCGAAAAGATGAACAGCGCCATTGGTCGATGGTCTAAGTATAGGTTGAGGATTAACATCTCCGCCTGATCCAATTCTAAAGTCCCAGCCTACCTTTCTGTTGGCCTCGCCAATAGCCATATTAAACTTAGAATTATTGACTACATTAAATATGCCTGCGCCAAATCGTGTGGTGCCAAGTAGATCGACACCAATATAACCTGAGCACTGCAAAGTGCCGCCGTCAACACCAAGTAATGAACCTGCTGTATTCCCGCTGGCTTTAGTAACCTGAAACATTATGTTACTAAGCGTAAGATCACCTTTTTGTTGCATGATTCCGATGCCTCTGCTGGCGGCAAGGGTTACATTCCATTTCGTATGGTTAGCATTATCCGGGCGTAAGCCTGTACCAACTATTTCCACCTTGTAAACATGAGGGCGTATCCATGTCTCAACACCTAAATCATCAAGTGTTTCAGTAACATCAGTCTCAAACACAATGTAAGCGAACATTTGTCTTGCACTAAAATGTGTGTAAATATATTTCTCAACAGTTCCAAAGTTTGCAAACTTACCCTGTACTGTCTGATTCTCACCATTAAAGAAAGATGCAGAATTATCTACCGCAGTTATCCCTCTTTCCGTTGCGTAATTTGTAGTACCAGTGCTTGCGTTGATATAAAAAACAGTAATTTGAGGGGTTTCATTATGTACATTAATACTGGTACTTACCCCGCCACCTGTGGCAGAAATCGTAGTTCCTGAAATTGATATTCCAGTACCTGCTGTGTATGTAGTATTGGTGTCTGTGTTTACCCAAGGAACCTCGACAAACATCTTACCACTAGCAAGTTCGACGGGATACTTCTTTCCGTTTTCAGAGTATCCAATCTTTACCAATCCTGCAGTACTTGAAGTAGCGGTAGAATAGGTGGTATTTGAATTGGACCAAGGTACATTAACAACTAATTGATCAGCAGAATTATGCTGTACTGCATAGGTTCTTGATGCTGTGCTTGTAACACTATTTGCGCCTGTGTTTTGCTGTGTGTTACTACCTAGCTTACTTAAGCCAAGGCTGGAGGAACTAGCGGCTGAATAGGTTGTATTACTCCAAGGAACATTAACAACTGCTTGGTTTGCGCTATTTAATTGTATTCCGTAAGTTCTGCTTGCGGTAGTTGAAACACTATTTGCGGCAACAGATTGGTCAGTATTACTAAATAGCTCAATACCACCACGCACTGTATGAGTCGCAAGCGGGAGGCTGTAGTTATTTGCATTACTTGCGATACCGGAAAGCTTTGTTGTGTTGGTGCCAACTTCCCCGATGACTTCATTTACCTTTAGCCTAAGGTTTTCAAAATTGGTATCAACATCATCATGTGACATCGGAACTCCCGAGCTGTTTGCCCGTAGCTTAATGCCACTACCGGTTGAATTTAAATTACTACTTCCGTCGTTTGCTAATGTCTGTGCCATGTTACAATAATATTAGTGTTACAATTAAATTAGGTGATGAATTTCGTTAGGTCAAGCACCCATGTTTATAAAGTTAGGAGTTAAGTCCTGCCTCAAAGTCGTCAAGATCACCAAGGTTTTCGGAGTCTACCCTGAGTGTGCCATCAATGTTGACGTCATTAAATGTTTGGACTGCGGTAAATGTATTTGCGACATTAAGGACGGTTGAGTTGCCCGTGGCAATTTCTGCCTTTACTGCTTGTCCAAGTTGGTGAAATACGGATGATGTAGTGTCGGGCATGTTATAATAGGGCTGGAATTAATTTAGAGTTCTTGTCCATGCTTGCAATCTTAGCGTTAGCATTTAAGCCTGCTTCCACCTGTGGCTGAATGCTTGCTACTAATGCACCGGAGTCCATAGATATTGGCTTGTCACCATCCTCGGCGTACAGAACTGATGCCTGATCATCTCGGTAAAGCCTGCCATCCGATACTACGACTGCGTTACTACCTATGTTCTGTATCTTAATATCTGCATTATTAGTTACTACTTCGTAGTTTGCATTGTCAATAGCACGCATACCACCAAACCATAAGTCTACCCCATCTGCTGTTGTAGTGGAGTACACAAAGAATGCATAGATTTCCTTAACACTTGCTTTGCCATCCGCATCGGATACATCTACTCCCATTGGGTTGCTGTAGTCTGCAGTTAATGTTGATACAGTACTTCCATTTATAGCATTAGAGTTGTATATTTCATCTGATACTTGGTCTACTGAGAATGTAATACCCGTACTTGTCGCAACGCCTGTTACCTCAACAGGTAGCATAGCTTCTGCCCCTACTACACAAGTGCAACGAAGTCTGATAACATCTCCTTCTGCGATTTCAGTTTGGTCGTATGTACCAGTTGCATCTACATAAGTGCCTGATGTGCCAGATAATTTCTGTGTAATTACAAGTGAATCCTTAGTTAAATTATAAAGCTGTAGTCTTGTGGTCGCTTCCACATTTTTTACTTCCCAGGGAAGAACCGTGGTGGATCCAAATGTACCAATGACTTCTGCACCATTAGATAAGGTGGTGGAGCCTGATGTACTTATATTGCCCACAAATGTGGTGGCTTTGATTGTTAAAGTGTTACCACTAATCGCAAATACCGAACCTGCGCTTGCGTCCACCACCACATCATAAGAGCCCGCATCTATAGTGTTACCATCACGGGCAACCAAGACTTCTGCTTCACCCGCATAGTTATCTACTAAGTATGCCTTTGCCCTATTGTAAAACTTCTGAGGTGTATCAATTACTTGGTAGGCATCCGTAGTTGCTCTTGTGTCAGTAATTAGTGCATCGTCAAATAATACCCAATCAACTGCGAGTTCTCCTAATCCTTTAAGTGCTTGTGTTGAGGTGGACAATGAGTGCCCATAAGAGCAAAACTTAAATGTGAAATCGTCTGCATTAGAATTGGAATCAGACCTTCTGTCTACACGATAAAAGCCCCCAAAGTTAGCAGTGTCCCAGTCTGAGTAAGCGGGCCCTGTATTATCAGAACTGCTAACAGCCCAATATCCATTTGAACGAATGTGCATGCCGTAGATTGTAGCTGCATCTGAATCATTAGAATTATACTCGTGTATTTGTACTCCTGTCAGAACTTCAAATTTTGCTATATCACCGCTTGCATCTGAAGTTTTACTATAGACCCCAGGGGTGCTGTAATCGTAAACCATATCACCATTAGCATTTACAACGCCTCTCGTTATGGTTGAATCACCTGAAGAGGCGTATCCGTTGGTAGTGTCAGAAGATTTACTTTTAAGAAATACTGCGTTTTTAGCGTATGTAGATGGATTGTCTTCCAAATATAATTTAACATCCTCAAGAGCCGTTCCGCTTGCGTCTTTAATATTAAATGATACTTCCTTCTTGATTGTGACTACACCACGCTGACCTGTATTGCCTCTAGTGTTACGCCACATCTTAACGACATCAGTTCCTGTAGCGGAGTTTATGACTTCGTACTCACGATGAGTCCTTCCAGTCATTCCGTCTGAGCCAATGTCGTAGTCGTTAATATTCTGCGACACATCAAACTCTCGGAGTGTGTGTTCCGTTATGTTCCCTGTGTTGATTACCTCGCCAATAGACGAATTAGCAAACTTAAATGTAGCGTTGAAAGCTGGAAGCAAAACAGCGACACCATCAAATGTACCATCGAACGATCCGTTGCTATTGCCGAATGGATTACGCCACTCTAGTCCTGATGTAGTTCCTCGCCAAGTAGTACCTATAACATCGAGATTCATAGAACCAGTGCATGGTCTACCAGTCAGAATAACTCCACCTCTGCCAACAAAATTTGAGCCACCGCCATTGCCACTCATACAAGCATCACTTGGATGCCAGTTAGAAATCCTAGCTCCTGCAAAGATTAAACCTGTGCTTTTAGAATTAGTAGATGTACCTCTAGTTGCATTGGTTCTAGTAGTCCCGTAGTAATAATAAGCTGGATTCGCATTCGTCCCGCTAATACTCATGGCAGTGGTTGAAGTAGAAGTTGTTAGTCCTGCATTCGTGTGCCGAAGGATAAGTATCTCAGTATCTGGATTATGATACAATGTGCCTTTGATGACTATCTTTACTGTAGATGCAATTTCGTAAACATCTATATGGTTTTCATTTATGTAATGAGTTACACCCGTCATGCCTATTAAGCCACTAAGGTCATTTTCAGTAGTTCCTGCATCCACCTGTAAAACATTTCTGTTTCCTGCGGAGTGTGCGGATGGTAGATAGCTCCAACTCATTATGCGTAATCCTTTGTAATAGATGAGACATTACCATCCCCATCGTATGCTATTGTTTGTGTAAGGATGGTTGTATCATCACCATACTTCACCACGACTTGTGTGAGATTTCCGCTTGTATAGGTGAAGGTTTTAGTCTCAAGTAAATCCCCACCATTAGTCGTGTACTTGGATTGCCCAGTGAGCACACCGCTTGTATATGTATTTTCTGTATAAGAATCTGCGTTACCCGTGGCTAGTGTTACAATATTATTGGACGCACCACGGACATATAACTTTGCATCCGCAGAGTTAATAGCGACTTCACCCGCCGCAAGGTCGGAAGTGTCGGGGACTGAGCCCCGAACACTTGACCTCTTTGGAAGAATTTTAGCCAAACTTAGGAATACGTTCCGCCGTCAACGGATTGACTTGCTTGATCGAGAGCGGCAGTTGAGGAGAACCCAACCACAAATCCAGCATCAGTTGAACCAGTAACAGCAAGGTCACCACCAGCTTCTGCGGTCACTCCAGAGTTAGTGTTATCAATCTTATCCCAGTCCGTACCGTTATAAACAACAGAGTCGTCAATATTAACAAAGAATGAGGCAGTATCAGATGCGCCATTTTCTTTCACATAACCTGCGGTGTCAATTTTGTAGTAATCACCATTCTTAGGAGATGCTGGAAGCTCAGTAGCGGAAGTGGCACTTACATCAGATGCTTGTCCATTACCGGACTGAACGCCTTTGTACGAAAAGGCAGACGTTAATGCGGTAGTAATCTTTTGATCAACTGCAGCATCATCAACGAACTTGATTGCGGCTGAGCCATCTCCGACAAACAATTCCTTGTCTGCAGTGTTACAGGAGATTTCTCCGAGCGTTGTAGGTGCGGATCCACCAGTGGTGGTTTTCCGTTTAATTTTAATAGTAGCCATTGTATTATATTAGTTAATTTTTAGTGTTGAAAGTTATTCGTAAGTTCCTCCGTCAATTTCTGTCTCGAGTGCGACAATTCTTTTGACTGCGTCAGCTATAGCTTTGCCTATTTTGTAGAGTATGCTGTTTGTATCTGTCATGGAGTTATAAGTTTAAAGTTTGCACGGACATACTGATCACCCTGTATCGTTATTGCGGTTGTTGCACTAAGCTTGTTAGTATAAGGCTCGCTCCCCACTCCTTGCCATGAATCAAACTCATACCCTGAGAACGGAGTGGCTGTAAGATTTATTAAATCTCCCTGGCTAAATATATTATCATCCCCGTCGTGACTTGCGCTTCCGCCTGTCCCTGACGCTAAGGTTAATACATATCTAGGTGCTGTCCCTTGAAGACCTGCTATAAATTCATTTACCCCGTTATCTTCATATACTTTAAACTTAGCACCGAAATATTCTACCGCACTTGTTACTGAATCTATATGCTCTGGCAGAACAGTGTCGTCATGCACTAAAGTACCTGGTGCTTCAGAGTCTCCAGTGGAATAAAAAGCTAGATCATTCCATGGTGTCACACCATCGCCAATCTTCAATCTACGTGTGTCGAAATCCCAACCCGGTTCGCCTTCTAGTAAAACCGTATTCTCAGATTCCCATGAATCCTTACTGCCACGCCTGATCGACAATCTTGCGGTTACAAATCTACTTGGTTGTGGCATTATGTTACAATAAGTTTAGTGTTACAATCTTTCAAGCTGTTTATTATGCTTGATGCTCATATATATCCCTTACCTTGCGCCCTGCATTACCTATGTCTGATGAATTGTTGGTGTAAGGAATTAAACTACCACTAGAATCAATCTCCCAAAATTGAATAAATCTTAAAAGTTGACCTACCTGCACATCAGTGAATTGCATTATTGATGACGATTCGGATAATTTCCTTGTAAGGGTCTCATTCTGAATTTCTAGGCTCGTGATCCTATCTTTTAATCGATCAAGATTCTCCCGAGTCTCGATCCACCACTCCCTCAATTCATCTGGAACTGCATCCTCTTCCGGAAACCTAACATCAGTATCCCGCGCAAAACTTCTTACTACTGGAGTACTCATCCTTGGTTGTATGTTTGGGTAGCCGACCTACTGTCTATTCCACTTACCTCAAAGGTGCGCCCAACTATCTTAACGGGATTATTAACAACCACCGGTGATTCGGTCGAGAAAAACTCCTCCTGCCTTTCTATGTACCCATCCTCTCCAAATACTTCATCCGAGTACTCAAGATCGGAGGTGACAATTATTTCATCCCTTATGTACGGAGCCCGCACATACATGGGTATCATATTCTCGTCCACTAAGTTATTAAGCTCTACATAATCACGCTCCTTACCATCAACCACTTCCATGGTTTCTACTTGCTCAGTGCCTTGGGGTGCGGATGATGTACTAATCTTAACCCTTATCGGAGTAGTGCCATACTTACTAGATAGCTCAAGCTGATAAGACCTCACCTCTTTATCTGAAAAGGAATCACCAAAATCTATTAAGCCACTCTTCATGCGCGACTCATATCCAAACCCTAGCCTGTTATAAATTCTGTACGACTCTCGCTCGCCCACCTTCGGAGGGCCATATCCGTATCGAACCAAGACCCCTCCGTACTTATAGTCATCCCTATACTGAGTGCCTGGGTAAATAAATTCCCCTTCATTTGCCTGGTGTATTCCCATGATAAACCAAGCTTCCTCTGGACCCACCCTATTGTGCTTTGGTCGCCTAATGTAGGATGATGCAGTGAAAGATGCATCTATGGTTGAGAGCGTATTACTAATGTAATCATAGGCAATCGTGCCCCAAGCTAGTTTCGGTTGAGGCTGGGATGTTACATTTAATCCCCAGTACTCTTGATCTCCGGACACTTTCTTATCATCAGCGTACAACCCAAATCCGTTGGCGTATTCAAAGTTGGAATCGGAATATATAATTTCTCCCGATTGGTCAACATACTCGCCTTTGCCGTTTTTTAATAAGCCTAACGGACAATTAATAAAAATCTCACGCGTTATTGGATTATCTACCGCATATATATATTCCGATAATTCAGGCGGGACGGACTGCCAAAAAGGTGGACCGATCTCAAACATGCTAATTGGCTTAGGCTCAGTAGATGATCTTGTTATTGAGTAGATCCCACTATTCCCCATGAAGATATGTTGCTTACCATCCACATCTATAATGGTGTGCCTAAAGTCAGCAACCCTGCCACCTTTATATCTTGGCTCAATGGCAAACGGTACCTCTTGACTATTAGTTTTTGATATGAAAAAGAATCCTGAATCTCGGTAAACAACAAACTTGTCTGCCAATTCTTTCATTTTCAATATCCTTGATCCATCTTGCGAAAACTCGCGAAATGCAGCGGGTGACCTTAATTGCTCCGCATAGGGACGAAGAACAACGGTGTAATTACCAGCAGACAAGGATAGAGCGGTTTCAGGATTTTGTAACACTAGGTCGTCCTGATTACTATCTACCAATAAGTAGTCAGCTGATAAATTAAAGTACTCATACTCCTGGTCATCAAATGTTCCATGCAACCCATCGGGTCCATAATCTATGGCATAAAAAGCATTAGGATCTTGGGGGTCTTTTGCATAAGCATCATCAGTTGATGAGCTATTGCTACCTTGGCTTAAAAAGATTCCACTAACTAATAAAGAGTTAGGCTTTTCATCGACAGATTTAATTGTAGCTATGGGGTCAACCATATTCAATGTGTACGCTTCATCTCCTTGGAATGTGCCTTCGTTGTAGAATTGATACATACTGCCGGGTGTTCCGACTTGGTAGTTGTAATCAAAAGTAAACTGATACTGCCCTGTAGCTTTAACGGTTAATGTACCAGGTAATCCACCGGACTCCATGACCACAGAGCTCCCAGCAATGACACCCGAGTTAAATAACTTTGGCTCACCTTCTGCTGAATACACCATTCGATACTGATACCTTTGCGTTCTTACGATGCCCGATTGATAAAGTATATTTGACTCAAGGGGACCATAGGGATCTGAGCCCTCAAACAATCGATCATAGCCCGCAACTATTACCGTCAAGTCAGCACAGAACAATCTATCCTGAAACACTCCTATAGTTCCGCAAGACACCACACCATTTTCCCTCAATCCGTACAGAGGTTCAGCTGCCCCCCACTCGCTTTTATATACAACGGGTAGGTCGACTCCATTATTTATAATGATATGGTTTTGTACATCAACGATCTCCCACCGATAAGCACCACCCTCAAATGGATCTAGCAACCTTCCATTCTCATCTAGTTTATCAATGTAACTATTGAAGGTATAAATCGGGTCCCAGTAGAAGTCTTCTGCTTGCGCTAACCAGTATTCAGTTCCTGTTTCATCTGTTGCGTAAAGTTGTCCAGGAGATAAGTAGTTTTTAGCATAGGTATCTTCGGATGTCTTTAGCCTCCAAAGCTTGTTACCCGCAATGACCACCAAAACAGGAGTTCCGTTAGTACCGGGAAACTGATGAATTGCGCGGATGGGGTACTGCGAATCGATTGCATCGAAAGTATTAGAGTCTCCGTATGGCTTTAAATTTGTTCCTAATCCAAAAAGCTCCCAACCTTCTCGCCTTAATTCTCCATCGGTCTCCCTTCTAAAGTTTAACTTCTCGGTGTAATTAGCAGAGGAAGATAAGTAATTAGATTCCTGCGTGATCGGCACATCATCAGATGCGGATCCGATCAATGCACCACCCTGTGCGGGGTGAATCGTAATATTCTTATATGGTTTACGCTTTGCCATTATGCTGAGTATGGTTCAAGTACTGGGGTTATGGAAATGCTTGGATCAAAATATAATGACTTCGTACCCATTCCGCTCCAGTTTAAGAAACCAATACTAAACCACTTGCATGTGCTAGATACTGTGAATGTATACTCGTAAGTAGTTAATGTACTTGCGATTGATGAATTAGACCTGAGCCATGACATTCTTGTGTCCTCAACTACCGAACTTTCTGAGCTAGATGCACTATGGGATATTGCATACTTACCTTCAGCTAAGTTTGAGTCGTATTGAAATAATCCAATATAAAATCCATCGGAGTCATAGGAGGAGGATTTAGCCCTAAGCGATACTTTATATTTACGCACATTAGTATGAGTGCGAAATGCTTTATATGTTGCCCCGATGCTTGCGTCAGAAGAATACAATCTAGCTAGTCTAGTGCTTGAGCTATAGGTGAGTACACTTGGTGAAGGATTTCCATAAGAAGCATACCAATCATTGAAGTCAATGAATTGACTTGTCAACTTGCCATCCATTTCAGACTCAGTGTAGTACCTGTCGTCATGGGTGTGTGTTGTTGGCGTTCTTGCATTGGATAACCTAGAGTCATTACCTTTGCATACCGTGGTTGATGATGTTCCAGTAGGTATTCTAGCTATACCAAGAGTTCCGCTTGTTATATTGGAGGCACTATGGTTATGAGAGGATGAAGCATAAGAGCCCGCTACTTGAGCTCCAATATTTGACCTAGCTTGCGTCTTCTCAGTGGAGCTTAAGGACTGCGATGCATCAAACCTTACCCGCTTTCCAAGTGCAGTAGTAATAGTGGTTGAGAAATTTGCGTCATCTCCAAGCGCGGAAGCTAATTCATCCAATGTATTAAGGGTAGCTGGCGCCGAGTCCACGAGTGCAGATATTGCTGCATCTACATCCTTTATCGGAAACGATGCGCCATTCCCTGTTCCGTTATGAGCGATCCACTTATCCTCAACTACGTCATATATAATAGATGGATTGTCAGCTAACCCAATATCTACAGTCAGACCCCTAGATACAGTTGAGGATGACTCAAGCTCCCAATATTCTTGATCGCCCGCTACACTTGGATCATCTGCGTAAAGTTGTCCTACTTCGTTATACTCCTGGTATGCGTATCCACTGTCGGCACCACCTGTTGTTCCGTCCAAAGTTAATCCACTTTGGATAATGGTATCACCTTCATTTACTATGGTGTCACCCTCATTGGTGATATTATTTACTACCGCACCAATTGTAACTACATCACTACCATTATACGCAACCCAGTCACCTGCCGATGGATCAAATCTAATGTATGGCATGTCATTCGTGCCATCATCTACTGAAATACCTGTGGGCACTGCGGCATTATTGTATCTACCCTCAATTACTATATCAGTAGCACCAGCAACTCCCGAGGTCATAGCAACCCTAGTTTTAAGTGCATACGAGTTTAGTAGATTATTGGTTTCGGTTTTTGTGTACCCTGTCCCCGTTAATGCGTACCTGGAATTTGATTCAGACTTGGTGTAGGAGCTATCAAATGGCTCATATCGGCTATCTGATTCCGTCTTACTGTAAGAGTCTTTTAACTCATAAGAAACACCACCTCCATTACTAAATCCCCACTTAGATTCTTGTGTGTCGTACCTTAAGAATGGATTATTTGCTCCATCCCCAAGATTGATTACTAGACCCGTACTGCTTGTAGCTGACACTTGCGTAGACCAGTATTCAGCTTGTACATCATCCGCAGTGCCTTCAGTTTCGTCAGGGCCGTAATCTATTGCGTAAAAACCCGCACCTTGCTCAAAAGCGTAACCTGATTGAGCTCCACCAGTTGTGCCATCAAGAACTAAATCGGTACCTGTCTCACCGCTACTTCCATCTCCACCTCCAGCTCCCGTGCCTCCTAACCCATCAAGGTCAGTTTTAAGTGCATACACAGAAAGGTCTTCTATGAATGCTAAACTTCTTGTGGTTGCATCCTGTTGGAGGGTAAGTCGAGTCAATGACCCATAACTTGCCTTAAGTTTAACGCTTTCAGGTACAGAAGTTATAGTACTTCCGGCCCCTGCAAATTTATGGGCCTCCCAGAAGTCTATCTCGTGCGTATCAATTTCCTCGAGGGATGCTTCGTCTGTGGATATATTCTCGGATACAAGACTTGGAGCGTACAGATACTTAGACCCATCTATATTTGTTTTTACCTCAAATACATTAGATACCTTTATCTCGGTAGCCTCAAGAGTTCCGCTAACAATTGTATCACCCTGGATATTAAAATCTCCAGTCGAGGAATAAAGGTTTTCATTAATTGTGGTACTGCCCGTAGATGTGAAATTGCTGACATTTGTATCACCCGCAATATTTACATCTCCATCTTCAGTAACCTCAAATATAGTGTCACCTTCGTTGGTTACATTTAATGACTTATTAATCGTGGTAGCACCAGCAATTGTGGTGTCACCTTCTTCGGTAACCTTAAATACGGTATCTCCCTCATTCTTTACGAATAGCTTTTGCTCAATCGTCGTATCACCCTCAATGACGGTATTATCCTGAATGGTAACAATCTCGGTGCTAGATGATATATTTTCATTAACAATTGTATCACCTTCAATTGTTACATTCTCAACTATGGTAGATGTTAAATGTACATCCCCTTCCTCGGTGAGATTTATTACATTATCTCCTGCCTGATTCGTAATATTAAAGTTTTCGGTGACATTTATATTCGTCACCTGAGGAAGCTCTACCTCATTTACTTCAATAATTTCACCAACTTCTGTTGCTATGCCCGCATCTACATCATCCTGCGTAGCTTCCCTTGAAATATAAACAGGCAGAAAGGGTATCTTTGCCCATGATGTTGATCCTGTCTTAAAGTAAAGATTACTTGAGTCGTACGCAAAATCACCTATAGCACCAGCAGAGTCACTATTATCTAGTGGAGTAAAGGCATACCTAAGTGAGTCTATATAAAACTGAGTCCTGGTATCTGCCTCTGCTTTTGCATAAACATCAAAGAATGTAAGATCTATTCCGTGCGGATTAACCTCATTGAGGTGCTGATCTAGTAATACTTGTGGATTCAAGTTAGGTACATCACCTAATCCTAAATCTGACTTTGTAGTTCCATGTGGATTACTTTGCCCCTTGTGTGATGTTAAGTCCGCTTGTACTCCATCTATCTCAAGTTGCGTTACTCCACCAGCTAGTGAAACTATTTCAGATGGTGTTAAGTTCTCGACTTTACTAAGTCCAACTTGTGCTTTTGTAACACTATGAGGGTTGTTGGTCAGATCGCTATGGTCTGCAACTAAAAGGTTTGTCTTTGCTTGTATCTCAGAGCCCAGGTCTGTTATGTCGGCCGCTACATGAGTATGGTCGCTTGTGTCGATTCCGGTAATGAGGGTGTCTACTTCAGTCTTATTATATATATCTGAGTGTACATGAGCTGATGATGCCTTGTCCGCTAACTGCGCCTCAAGTGCATCTATCTCATCATTAAGCGTAGAAATGGAACTATTTACTCCCGATAAGTCTACTGAGCCACCGCTTGTATCTATTGCACTAATGCTTGCGATTAAACTATCCCGCACGCTATTAAGTTCAGCTATAGAAGCCTTTACATCTAGTGCTGACTGCAAGCCAGATACATTTGATATTTCAATTCCCGCAGGAGAGCCCGTGGTATCTATATTATCAACCTGCCCCTGCAGGGCATCTATTTGCGACTGGTAGTTAGCTAGAACTAACCCATCTAATAAACCATCGGTAGTACTAAATCTAGTGTCTACTTCTGTTTTATTATAGTAGTTAGACGCAAAGTCTGCTTCCTCGCCCTCTAGTGATGCAACCCGTGATGTAAGAGCAACAATAGAATCATTTAGTACTTTCCCTAAAGATGCCGCTAATGGATCGGTGGTAGATGTAGATGTAAGGCTAGTTACTATATCCTCCACCAAAAGAGTAGAGTCTATTAGGTTTCCAAAATCTGCCTCATCGGGAGATGCCCCCGTTATGAAGTAACTCTTTAATGTAAGCCTATCCTGGATCATCCTACTACAAATCCTCCTCCGCCAACGCCTGTGCTATTGGCGATCTGCTCTATCGACGATGTTTGATATTCTTTTCGGTTGATAAATATTTGCGCCCTCTCCTTTTGATACATACCTAAGTATGCCTGATACTGCTGAAGGTCATTATCTACATCTCGCGCAAGGTGTGCTTTTACATACCCCGCTGATGCTTTTGCCTCCATCTCATCAAATATAACAGGTGTATTCTTTTCGTCATCCGTTGCTCTGTATATAGGTGTTGGGCGCAATTCTCCTTCAAAATAGATATACATTGCCTCGTCCTCACGAAGCATGGGTGCAGTCCAAAACTTATTTTCCCCAAATGTTATACGACCAGGTATAGTAGATGTTCTTTCAGCTATTCCTCCGTCGATAAGGGAGAATCTTGATTCCCATGGAATTGAGTTCGGGTAGTAATATCGAGATATGTCCTGACCATTATCGCTCGTTGCAACTCTCCGTACAACCACTTGCTTAACCCGTACATTTGATATAGCAAAGTCACCCTTATGTACATTAAGATCCTCTGCATTTACCTCACTTAGGTCTTCAGGGTTAGGTTCTACTAATGAGCTTTCGGAGTAGAACTTGTATTGGTTCTGCCTAATTGCAGGGACATACCTTTGCATGTCTACAACTGAAGCAACAATAAGGGAATCAATATTTTCCTGAACTCCTCTGCCCTTTCTTTCGCTGTCCACAATAAGGAAGACGCGCACTTGATCGTTAAATTCCTGCCAATTCATCGTCTACCTCCGGGTGTGAAATAAAATCCTATAATTAGAGGCAATACTACTGTTGCTTCAAAGAGTGCAATGTGTCCCGTTGTAACGACCAGAGCGGTTTGCTCAGCTGGAAAACTGATGAGCCCGAAAAGAAACTCTCGCTTACCTTCTCCTGTGATGTTTGTTGTACTGACGAGTGGAACGCTGGGATAAATTGTTGTGATGCATGTGATGAACGAGAGCGTGCACATTCCGATGAGCGCGAGCATCCTGCGTGTAGCCCTAGTGAAAGCGCCACTAGGACCGCTATTAAGTGCCTCTTGAAATTTAATTGCTTGTTCATTGTTTCTTGCCTCCCTTGCCATCTCCATCTCAAACTTTTGAGCACGAGCATCCGTGATGGCACCGAATACACCTTTAAGGATACTGCCCATTGCGGCAGACCCTCCGCCAGTTAAAAATAATGTAAGTAATTCAAACATCAGTTTAGTACCCTTAGTGCCCTATACCCCGCTCCCCCACTATCTGTGGGACCGACTTCTACCTTCTTCCATGAATTATCGACCCACACCTCAAGAGGATTTTGCTTATCTGACCCCACCTTCATAACGCTATACCTAGTGCCATTATTATCAGATCCTTTTATTTGATCTCCTTCATGGATAATCACTGCACCTTGAGTTGTCAGGTTAGCATTAGAAATGTCAATACCCTCCTTGAATACGCCACCACCAAGACCACCTCCTGTGTTAGGACTTGTATATGCGGTAATCATACTATCTACCGGAACAGTACCCTCGGAGGATGCCACAAAACAATTAACATCTCGTTCTCCGTTATGCTCACGCATAATCCTACCAATCACGGAGTTCATCTTGGTGTCAAATGATACCGTTTTATTTCCGTAACCATCTTTGTCTGTGTCCTTAAGTCTTACCTCGACACCAGACATTGTACCGTAAGCAGACCCAAGATTGGCAGCTTCTCCTTGAAATAGACCTACCTCATTATATCCACCAGGCTCAATTTCATGTAACCCACCTACTGCGGTAAAACATTGAGCTGAACCGTTGTCGTATTTTCGTGTAGAAGATTGCACCCCCCAATGTATGGAGCCTGAGTAATCATATACACTTGTATCAACATACCCTCCCCCACTTACTTCAAAATCATATACCGCACCGGGCTCCATAGTGAAGTTCGCAATATCGGTGTCATGGTGAACCTGAACCACAGTTGCCGCTTTTGTACCCGCAAAGTTCCAAGGCCAACCGCCTTCTCCGTAAAAAGGAATGTAGCTTGTAGTACACCATTTCCATTGAGAGTCCGTACCTGGCTGAGACGAAGGGTTACCTACTTCAGCTTTGTAATATAAATAGTGTGTCCCAGAGATCGTACTTCTCGTATCAAGTACTTTTACAACATCACCCTGACTGTACGAAGTTCCGCTAGACCAAAGTGGAGCAGTTGCCCTGTAATAAGGATGTGATGAGCCTTTCTGTATCTCAAATCTACCAAGAGGCATATCCACGACATAGTTTACCTGATCACCTAGTACAAAACTACCGCCACTACCAGTGGAACCGATAGGTGCATATAATGCATCTGACTCTACCTTCGTGTAATAAGCATCAAGTGCTGCACTAAAAACAACATCATTAACCGTGGAGGCTAAGGCAAAATCATCAAGTGAAGAGGCTAAGGCATAGTCATTCAGGTCGTTCTTTGCGGCAAAATTCGCATTAACCTCGGTCTTCGTGTAGGCATCTATTTCGTCTGATTTCTTAAGATAGGTTGTATCTGCTACGGCGATAGTAAGGTAATCGTTAAACTTGGCATCAAGAGTAGAGTAATTGGACTGTATATTTTCATTTATAACAGCAATCTCGGCACCATAGTCTACATCTGCCCTGACGACTTCAATGTCATCGACTAATGAATTTACAGCGTACCTAAGGAGCTCAAAGTTGTTATCAAACTCAGTCCACGACATAGGGTCATCCTTGGCTGTACGTAAAGTAATATACTTTTGGTTTGTCGGAATATCGTTGGCAGAATAACCGGGGTAATTTGATGTAAGTTTAGTAGTCATTTTAGTATGCTAATTTTGCTTCCTCCCATAATTTTTCAGACGCAAGCTTGGTTGTATCCCCTAGGTGTATTGTCGCTTCTGTAAATGAACCCGAGAAGTATCTTTCATTTACTTTACCTATGGTGATTCTGTTGAAATCGTTTGCAGTATCAGCAGAAACAAGATGCCCTTCACCACCATTATCGCTCTTCATCGATATGACCTGCTTGCCATTTTGGGCAGACTCAACTCCCGAAAACAACTGCATTACCTTGTTGTTAGAGTTCGGGCTAATTGAGCCTATGTCGTTGTTAAAAGTAAACCGACTTGTTTTCTCACCGGGCTCAACCGTAATGGAGTCACTTGTTCCCCAGATCGCAAGCATGGGGCGCGGGAAATCGCTTTCACCGATGGCTGTTATAGTAAAATCTTTGTCGATAAATTGTGCAGGACTACCCAAAAACTCCAGGTATTGACCAAACCTAAATACTGCCCTGACTGCGCCATTGACTCTTTCAAGCGCTGGTTGCTTGAGCTCATCCTCTTGGATTAAATTAAACGCAGGGAAGCCATATTTTTCCTTTTGATCATACACTTCGATAAGCTTACTGCCTTCGCTAATATCACTTTCAGGGTAAAACTTTTCCGTACCTCCATCCCGAAATCGGAAAAAATTACCATCATACATATATCGCAGTTTACGATTTAATGATATAGCAAGTAGCGGATGGTACGCATCTGCCGGAAGCTTGTATTTTTTTGATACAACAATCATACGAGATCACCAAACCCATACCATGAGCCGTTTTTTCGATACACTGAGCAAACGGAGAACTGTTCCGATAAAATGTTACCTCGAGCGTTAAGGTTATTAAATGTTACGGTTTTGCCTGCCTCCGCATTTATGAAAGTAAATGAAACCCCATCGTCGGCGATCGAAGGGAGGGTTACTAATATATTAGCTGTAACAGGCGAGCAATGGTACACTGCACCACTATCCTCTTCACTTGGGGTAAAGTTATTTTCTTTGCTTTCTATCGATAAACTTAAGTTGGATACTCCCTTTATGTTACCAGCAACTATATCTCCATTTGTAGAAACAGAGAAAGACCCATTGGCATAACTAATACTGGATGGCACTATTGTGCCGGTTACCTCTACTGTTCCATTTAGGTTTGTATCACCATCAATAGTTAGGTCCCCATACACGCGTGCATCATCTACATACAAGTTGTAGTTATGAACCGCAGACGGAATCCTTAGTGTATTGTAGTTAGATATACTGAAATCAATGTAAGGCCTTATCTTATCACCCTCTAGTTGCCCTTCCCAGTATTCACTGCTTGGATAGACAAGTATATCTGTCACCCATGGGGCGAATCCATCTGTGGGGTCTCCTCCGTCAAGGTGATTCAGGTTATGGTCAGCCTCCAGAACCTGGAGTGGGTACGCAGATATATCAGGTGCTTCGGATGATGATCCTTCAACAAAACTGATAAATTGATGAGCAGGCTGATTGCCCACGCTAATATCTGCTGAGGTCATCTTGAGTAAAATCCGCTAATTGATATTGTCTGTGTATTATCGGAGTAGTTCATCGCATCACTACCCAGGTTAATTATTTCGTACTCGGATGTTTCGGCGTTACACGGGTAAACATAATTGCCTCCATGTCCGATATGCTCCACTGAGTGATTAACCTTCTTGTGGTATATGATCGGATCGACAACGATATGCTTGTCTCCCTCTATTGCGATAATTGAGTTAGCTAAGTTAGCTGACCCGAACTGACCATCTTCATCGGTATCAATTGATACCTTGTCCTCGCCTTCCTCCTGAAGAAATGTATCAAACTTTGCGATTGTTGGGTTAAGGCGAATTGTAACTTTATATTTCGTGTTACTTTTAGAGTTAGATTCTGATATTGTAATGTATCCTGCCCCATCCATCCCAATCCGATCTACATCATCGTACACAGAAAACTTAATCGAATATGCATCGGAGCTTGGTGTTACGACTGAAAACTCAACCTCTGCACCATCAAGAATTACTTCAGATGTTAATGACCTATGTGCGGTAGCGGTAACTTTAGCGGCACCTGTTCCTTCAAGCTCAGATGACTCATACTCAATGCCTCCGGTCCATTCGGTGAAATCGACATCATCAAAATTATCAACTACCTCAGAGTAATGCCTGCGACGAATCCCAACCACTTTACCCGTGAAATTAGTTACCCTAAATGAGGTAGCCCGATAATACGGTATTGTGGTGTAGTTGTGATTTGTAGTCGCCGCGAATGTACCCGCCTTATTTAGATCCATCTTTTTTGTCCTTCCCCTTTAGCTTTTGGTATATGCTAACACTCAGATGGATTGCCGTCAATACGGCGCATACAGTTGCTGTAACTAAATGTATAGTGTCGAGAGTAAAACTAGCAAATGTACCCGCAAGCCCGACAGCGGTATCCCTGTTCATTTCTTGCCCTCAAGTGGATCCTCTACTTCTGCCTTACCGACCTTGACTAAATCCTGAGCCTTCTTTTTAGACTCCCCCGCTGGTTTGCTTTCTTTCTCTGCATACACTGCATTGGGATTTTTGTCTGCCTCCTGCTGTTGCGTCCCGAATAGACGATACGATACCGGGGGAAGCGTCAGCTTTTTTTTTAGCCCTTCGTAGGTTTCCTTGGAAAGTTCAGAAATTAAGTCACCGTGCATCTTGATTAGGATTTTAGCATCCTTATCTTCATATGCCCCAAACCCTCTCTCTTTTGACCCAATCATCAGAGAGTTGTAATCTGCCCCGTATTCGTAAGGTACCTTATTAAATAATAAATACTTCATATATAAAGAAACCCCACCCCCTCTCCCCCGGATATTCAGTGGAGAGGGAAGTAGGGTTCTGTTTAAGGATTAAAGGTAAGATGACCAGCTTGTAGCATCTACATTTGCATCGAAATTCTCGATAATCAAGTGACGGGCAGGAACATCCATCATGGTTGTCCATTTCGTGGAACGCAAAGAGTACTCAGTCTCTTTGTGCGCCATACGACACTTGTATTTCTCTTGAGTTTCAGGATGTGGTTGCTTGCGGGTTACTGCGTTAGTACCGGCAATACCGATTTTAACATCAGACCAATCAATGAACCACATTGCACGCAACACTTTGGATGCTGTAGTGGCACCTACGATTGCTTGAGCAGAACGCTTTCCGTCAGACTTAATGACTTTATCTCCATCAGCAGGACCGTTAGCTCCGAAGAAGCTGGACTGATGATTCAAGATGTCATCGAAGTAAGGATCATGGAAGACAGCTAACTGGCAACCAACTTCAGGAAGATCATACATGGAGTAGTTGAATAACAAGATTCCGTTATGAGTGATCTGCTGGTTGATTTGAGCATTGCGATCTAATCCCCAACCGTAACGAGCTTTGTAGTACTTATTGAATACTTCGAAAAGCTTGTTGTAGGTGAAGCGGTCAGTCATGCAGTCAATAACACTGATGTTTGATCCGTCTTGCTCACGGTTGCGTTTCAAGTAGTAGATGTCTGCCATTAACGACTCAAGGGTCAAAGCACCACCACCAGCGTTTTTGATTCGGCTAGACTCACGAAGCAATGCACGAATACCAAGTGCGTTTGACTTGTACTCAAGCGTGCAGGAATCATCTTCCGGATCAGTAACAGCAGGAAGGTTCATGTAGGTTTCTGGAGTTTGATTCTCCGAGATAGCCTGATTGAACCAAGTGGCGCGTAACCATTGCTCTTGAGAAGCTTTTGCGGCAATCTTGTTTTGCTCAGCAAGCGGTTGATAAACCATGGACTTCAAGTAAGGATTCACGTCACCAGACATGATCTTCTGAAGGGTTTCCTTGTAAGTTTGGTCAACAGTGCGGGACTCACGGGTGGTTTGCAACCAGTTGACGATCAACTTTACGCTGAGGTCGGTGGGCTGATTTCTGCACCATTCTTCAAAGTCGTTAACATTGTTGGCGATTGTTTGAACAACACCTTTAGTGATCTCATAGTCGAGTTTGCCAGCAAAGCCAGAACCTACATTTCCACGGCTTCCCCATTCTGCAAGAGAGTAACCGGATTCACCATTTGCTTTCTCTTGCTTGATGTCGGGACCGACAGGGCGAAGAGTAACTTTAGCTTTAGAAATTCCGCCAGCAGTAGCATCAGCAGAACCAATGATTTTAAACTGAGACTCAATTGGGTCTTCGTTTGAATCCCATGAGTTTGCAATTAAGAAACCGCCAGCCAAGAAGTAACGTTCGATGTGTTCGATTGGGGAAGCCCAGTCAGAAGCACCGAGGTTTACGGTAAGCTCTTGGTCACCACCACCGATTGTGTATCCAGAAACAACAGGGGAGTTTTGATCGGCAGCTTTTCCGCCCTCTACTGCAAAGTACCCACTATTGATAACCGAACGCTGACGGCGTTGGATGTATGGAAGAATGATTGATTGCTCGGAAATATTTACACGATTAATCAACGGCTTGATATTAGTTACTGAACTATTAAGAAGAGCAACTAAGCCACGCTCTTGCACACCAAGCATTTTTGCTTCTGCAGAGCTAGCTATCACGCGAGCTAAATCAATCTCTTTATTAGAAAGAGCTTCAAATTCCGCAGGAGTTAAACCCTTGATGGATGCGTTAGTAAGTGTGCAACCAGTGGAATCATCTACTTTAATGATACGCCCAAACCCAGCATCACGCGTAAGGTTAGAGCTAGTGATTGCGGTGTTTCCCGGCTCAACAGATTGACCTGGAGTGGGCATGTTTGGATCGCTTATAGCCATAATATTATATTGATTTGTTAGTTACACATTAATTCGTGTTACAATCATAATAACATGGCGAATGCCGTAAAAAGGCATTCAGTAGCATTTTTACCTAAATTCCCCAATAATGGGGTTTAAGTGATACTTTTAGCGATTTCCTAAAACAGTGTTTTAGAAACTACAAACCAAGTGTATTGAATAATGCGTTTGTTTGTACAGGCTTAGGTTTTGAGTCAACCTGCGTTCCCTGTCTTGGAGTTGCATTAACAACGGGAGGCTTTGCTTTGGGACGCGCCACCTGTTTTACAGGTTGTTGCTTTTCAGTAACTTGTGCATCACCCCTACTGTAACCCGCCGCTTCCATTTGCTTGCGATGGTTACTAATTCCCATGGTAATCATATCTTGATAACGCAAAACCAATAGCTTCATCAGGTCATTGTCTGACCATGTATAGTATTGGCTTCTTTTATTTTCAGGTACCTGGAAGTAACGCTCTCTTCTCATGAAAACTTTGCCATCCTGCTCTGTTTGACCTGATTTAATGAAATTACTTTGCTCCATCTCAAGCCATTCATTTAAATCTTTGTGAATTGGATTGTTTTCTACATCTAACTGAGTCGCTGGATCTAAGAATATATCCGTAAGTGCATCCGCGTGTGTAAGCATTTTTTGCGTCATCCCCTCGAGGATCTGAAACTCAAATGGATTCTCTTCGGATAATTTCTTAATTGCCTCATCTCCACCTTCAGCAAGTTTTTCCCGGTACTCTTCTGGGATAACTCTCTGCTGTGCGATTCTTCTAAAGTTTGCTTTGGCTTCATTTAATTTAGGAGCAGATTCAAAATGGCTTACCTTTTTCTTTAATTCTTGTATTTCCTTTTGGTGTGCCCGGGATGCTCTTGCTTCCGCCTCCTCAATAATCATCTCACGATTAACCTTCTCTTCGTCTAGCTTTGTAAATGAAGGTCTGTTCTTCTTGATGAATGATGCGTACTCTTCATCCGTACTTGGGTCAAAATGAACATCTTCATCAATTCTCTTATCAAGATAAGCCTTACTCTTTTTAAGGTATGACTTAAATTGAGAAGACTTCCCTTTGTGCCCATCTAGCTTTCCCTCAGCATACTTTACTTTCTCATAAAGTGCTCTCTCTTCAGGAATCAATGAATCAATAAATTCTTTTTCTTCAGGGTCATCTTTAGGTTCTTCCCTTAAATTAAACGCCGGTTGCTTAGCTACATCCTCGGGCACCTCGGGGTCTACCACTTTTCGTAACTTCTTTTTCTTTGGCTCTGCTTTTTCTGGCTCCTGCTCTACCGGTTCCGATTTAGCTTCAGCCACTTCTTCAGCTGGTGCTTCTTCAGATAAATCTAATTCATCAACTGCGTCAGAAATACTTATTGGCTTACCAATATCTTCCTCTACTTGCTCTTCAACCTCTTGGGTTGTTTCTTCTGCCACATCAAATAAGGTCTTAAATAAAGGGTTATCAGCCCCCTGCTTAATTGGCTGTTCAGCCACTTGCTCTTCAGTTGATTCTTGGTTTTCTTCGCTCATAATTGTACTTGTTGTTCAGGTGAAGTCATTGCTTGTTGCTCGGGCGCTATTGGAGGTCCTTCTCCTTCAACACCTGGTGCGACCTCCCCTTCTTGTATATCCTCCTCTTTTTCTGCTTTCTGCAAGAGGGCTTGTATTACCTGCATAACCTGAGGCCACTGCTCTTTAAGCTTTGTTACAAATTGTTCGTTACCGACATTATTCAGCTCCTGCTCTTGGTCGGCTTCGTCCGTTTCTAATTTAAGATCATGAGCGCCGGACATACGGAATATTTCGTTGAACATGGTAAATACACGCTCTTTACCGAGTGCCTGTGCCATATCCGGAACTTGCAGTAACTGCATAATTAACTGACCCAATACTTGTGCCGACTGAGTGTCTCTTGCTCTTTCGGCTCCATCTCGCCCACTAAACAGATACTCATATATAAGGCTCTCGGGTTTTCCTATAACATTCCTTTTTGATATATTTTCACCACCAGATGTTTCAACATCGAATCCCGCTTCTCTAATGATATTCTCAGAGTACCTACCTTTGATAGGAACAATAAAAGAATCTGAAGAACAAGAAACTAAATGCTCGTACAAAACCTTCTTCATGGCACCACGCATATCGTCTATACCTTCAGATATAAAAGAGTAGATAGCGTTTGTTGTGTTACTTATTTCAGCTACTTCGGTTGCACTAATTTCTCGTGGAGCGGGCTGTCCTAACTCTTGTGGAGAAAGGATCAGCAAACGCTCGACGAGATTTAGCAACTGGAGGATTGCTTGGATCGACTGATTGACACCAGCAGAAAGTTCTTTTTGTACATCAACTACCTTAATGAAGTCGTGATTATTGATCCCTAAATCAGCAGCTTTTTGCCCTGAATAGAAGAGTGCTTTAGGTTTAGCGTAAAATGTGTCATCAGACAGAGCATCTTTGATGTACTCCTTTACATCATCATCTAGTGCGTCTTGATCTATAGCAAAGATCTTAAACATGCTCATCTTCATCTGCTCGAGCATTGAACTAAGTATGTTAGTCAACTGGTCTTGGTATGGCATAATTTCATGAGCAACTGATATATTCGCCATGCGATCATCATTCTCATTGATTCCACCATAGATAGCTGGAAGCGAAGGAAGGTATTCCGCATATACTACAGTCTCGTCACTTGCTACCGTAAGCTTTAACCATACCTCGTGCGGATATTCACCCAACCCATCACGCTTTGGGTTTACCTTCATGCACATTTGCGTAACAAACATACCTTTGTCTTCTTCCTCTGCCGCATAGATACCAACCTGTGCGGTACGCTCATTCCTGAACGCATAAGTATCATTCACC